ACTTTGATAGATCTGCAAATACAACTGTAACAGCAGGAACATATGGTTCTGCATCCTTAGTACCGATTTTAACCGTTGATTCATCAGGCTTTATTGATAGTATTGGTAGTGTATCAGTTGCCGGTGTCGCCTCTTTAGCGTTCGACAGTGCAACACATACGTTTACTATCAACACAGCAGACGGTGGCTCATTTAGTGAAGTAGTACAAACTAGAATGCCAGGAACATCTGGTGCATTTGGCTCTGCTTCACAAGTACCTATCATTACCGTAAACCAATACGGTCTTGTTGATAGCATTAGTGAAGTATCGGTAGCTGGTGTTTCATCACTGGCATTTGATAGTGCAACTCATACATTTACAATTAATACTGCAGATGGTGGTTCATTTACAGAAATTGTACAAACTAAGATGCCAGGTTCTTCAGGTACATTTGGTTCAGCATCTCTTGTACCAATTGTGACTGTCAATCAATATGGATTAGTTGATAGCATTAGCACCGTTTCTGTGGCTGGTGTGAGTACATTTGATTTCGACTCTGCTAATGGTAAAATAACAATTGGAACTGCTGATGGTGGTACTTTCCAACAGGTTATCACATTAGATCCATATACGACAACAGATCTGAGTGAAGGTACTAATCTTTATTATACTACAGTCAGGGCTGATAGTGATGCTAAAAATGCTATTAGTGTTACCGATCTAGGCGGTGACGGTTCGCTGACATATAGTGCAGCAACCGGTGTGATCACTTATACTGGACCTTCTGCAAGTGAGGTAAGATCTCGCTTCTCAGCTGGAACAGGAATTGGTTTAACTGACGGAGAAATATCGAATACTGGTGTTCTATCTGTCAATGGTAATACTGGTGCAATTACAGCTGGACAACTATTAACGGCTTTAAAGACCGTTGATTCTAATGGATCTGGTTTAAATGCTGATAAATTAGATGGCGTTCAAGGAAGCAGCTTCTTGCGTAGTGATGTAAGCGATACTCTTTCAGCACAATTAACACTTACCACCGGCACACCTTTTCTTGTTGATAATTCAGTTACAGGCTTTTCTTATAATGCTCAAGAGGGCGGAGTTGATGCTGCTAGATACTTTTTTATGTGGGATTTTACTAATAATTCATCTTATCCGTTCTTAACAAACAGAACGCCAAGTGGTGACGTTGTTATAAAAACTGGGTCTACAGCTGGTGGAAGTGAAATTGAACGCATCCGATTTAATGGTGGCGATGGCACACAAGATATAGTTATCAGTAATTCTACATTAAAAAATGGTTCTAATGTTTACTGGCACGCTGGCAATGACGGTTCTGGCTCTACACTCGATGCAGATTTACTTGATGGTCAAGAAGGAACCTATTATAGAATTGATGTTTATGACGCTTCTGGTACACTTCTTAATTAATTATAAATACTGATAAAATAGGAATACGAAATGGCAAATCCTAATTCAAGGTCAACACTAATAGATTACTGCAAACGCCGATTAGGTGATCCAGTAATTGAAATTAATGTCGACGAAGATCAGTTAGAGGATAGAGTAGATGAAGCTCTACAATACTTCAGAGAGTTTCATTCTGAGGCTACACATCGCACGTTTCTAAAACACCAGATTACATCAACTGATATCTCAAATGAATACATTCCTATTTCTTCAGATGTTATATCAGTGACTAAGTTGTTCCCGTTATCTAGTGGCAGTATTAATAGAAACTTCTTTGATATCAAATATCAGATGCATTTAAATGATATTGCTGATCTCCATTCATATATAGGTGACTTAGCTTATTACGAACAGATGCAACAGTATTTGTCATTACTAGATATGAAATTAACAGGTTCACCTCAAGTCGACTTTGTTCGTAAACAAAATAGACTTTATATTCATGGTGACTTTCAAGATAATGATATTCAAGTGAATGACTATGTTGTAGCAGAGGCTTATACAATTATAGATCCAGCCACTCATACAACTATATGGAATGACATGTGGCTTAAGGAATATACTACAGCACTTATCAAACAACAGTGGGGAGCTAACCTAATTAAGTTTGAAGGTATGCAACTACCCGGTGGTGTAATGTTAAACGGAAGACAAATATTTGATGATGCAACTCAAGATATTGAGAGATTGAGAGAGAAGATTAGAATGGATCATGAACTCCCAATTGATTTCTTTATGGGGTAAATCATGGCAACTAACCTATATTTCAGCCAAAAGGTAACATCAGAACAGAATCTATACGAAGATATCGTTATAGAGTCTCTTAAGATGTACGGTCAAGATGTATACTATCTTCCGAGAGATTTGGTAAGAGAGGATGAGATATTTGGCGACGATGTTTCATCACGATTTAATTCGTCTTATAAAGTTGAAATGTATGTAGAAAACACTGATGGCTTTGATGGTGATGGAGACCTATTTACCAAGTTTGGTGTTGAAATAAGAGATCAGGCCACATTTGTGATAGCTCGCCGTAGATGGACAACAACCGTAAACAGATATGACAATGAGATTACTGGTAACAGACCAAGAGAGGGAGATCTAATATTCTTACCTCTTTCAAAATCCATGTTCCAAATTATGCATGTAGAGCATGAGCAGCCATTTTATCAATTAAGTAATCTACCTACTTATAAATTACGTTGTGAACTATTCGAGTACAATAGTGAGGACTTTGATACCGGCGTAGAAGCCATTGACGACATTGAAAAAGACTATGGCTATGAATATCTACTCACACTCGATTCAGCATCGAACGGCTGGGTGAGAAATGATATAGTTACACAAACACTATCAAGTGGGGTTGTAATGTCTGGTGAGGTTGCATCGTTCTCTGATTCAGATAATATATTACATCTAGTAAATGTTGGAGCTGATGACGGTAAATACCATGAATTTATTACGGGTAGACAGGTTATTAGTACAGCTACAAATCCTGATGGTAATGTATCGAAGAGTTTTGTAACTGCAACTGGTGAAGATAATCAAATAGCAGAGAACGAACAAAATGATGACTTTGAAACTATCGCTGATGGATTCTTAGACTTTACAGAGACTAACCCATTTGGCGACCCTAACGAGACTTAGATATGTTTGGAACTCATTTTTACCATAAGAAAATAAGAAAAGCTGTTGCATCTTTTGGCACAATGTTTAATAACATTTATGTGCTAAGAACTAATTCGTCAAATCAAGTGATTAATCAAGTAAAGGTTCCTCTATCTTATGCACCTAAACAAAAGTTTTTAGAAAGAATCAGAGAGAATCCTGATCTAGATGACGATACAAAAGTAGCAATAAAACTGCCTCGTATGTCATTTGAAATTATTAGTTTTACATATGACCAAAGTAGACAGCTACAAAAAACAAATAACTTTTTTCAAGCAGGATCTACAAATACCATAAGAAACAGGTTCTATAGTTTTGTACCATATAGCATAAACTTTCAGCTAAACATATACGCTAAGGCCCAGGATGATGCACTACAGATCGTAGAACAAATTTTACCGTTCTTTAATCCACAGTATACATTAACAATGAAACCGTTTGATGACTATCCTGATATCAAAGAGGATATTCCAATTACAGCTGTTGGTGTAAACTTTGCTGACGATTTTGAAGGTCCTATGGAAGCGCGCAGAACTATTATATATTCTATAGATTTTGATATGAAGATTAATCTATATGGACCTATTAATGAAACAGGTATCATTACAAAAGCCATTACAGATATTTACGATATCCAAAGAGGATTGGCTGATTCTGATATTCAAATAGAAAGAATCACAACCGTCACTGATCCTAGAGATGTAAGTGCAGACTCTGACTTTGGCTTTACTGAATATATAGATATTGACAGCCCATTTACAGATAGTGCGTGATGATGTAAGGAGTAAAAAATGGCGATCACACTAAGAAATACTAAGGGTACAGCTCTTACATATACAGAATTAGATGGTAACTTTACGGATCTAGACACTCGTATTGATGCTATAGATCAAGATTATATTCGAGCTAGAGAAACGCCTTTTGATACAGAGTTTAATGCTAAGACTAC